TCAAATACTTACGATACTACAAACCCAGGATCTGCTGTCTCCAATCGCGAAGACTTGACAGATGTCCTGACTATCCTTGCTCCAGAGGAAACTCCCGTTCTCTCTGGTGCTTCCAAGAAAAAGGCTTCGGCAACCAACAGTGAGTGGACTGTTGATGTTCTTGATGATCCCAATACCGATGGTATTGTTGAAGGTGCTGATGTAACAACCTTCACCGACAAGTTCAATGGTCGTGCTCGTATGGGCAACTACACTCAGAAGTTCCGCCGTGATTACATGGTTTCTGAACTTCAGGATGCAGTTGATTCCGTTGGCCCAGCTAAAATTGCCCAAGCAGAAGCTAAGGCTGTTCGTGAACTCAAGCGAGATGTTGAAAAGACTCTTTGCTCGGAAAACGTAAAGGTTCAAGCTGCTGCTTCCACTGCTTATAAGCTAAGCGGATTGGGTGCTTACCTGCAAAGCGACCCTGCTGCTGGTGTTGAGGTTCCAGATGGATTTGCAACCCCTGCTTCTAGCGTCTACACAACAGAACAAAATACGGCAACTCCGTTTAACGAAACTGTATTCAACGATCTAATCTCTAGCATCTACGAAGTAAATGGTACTAGCAATGGTCTTACACTTGTGGCTAACACTGGTCTTCGTCGCACTATTAGCGACTTTGCTCGTGTAGCTGGAGTAAGTGGCACTGATAAAGATTCAGTTCGCACTGTTAATTATGATGGCGGCTCCGCTGACATTAAGCTCTCTGTTGAGCTTTACCAAAGCGATCACGGCATTGTTTCTATTGTTAATGGAAACCCTGTCTGTATGCCAACATTCACGGATAGTGTGATGACCCCAAAACAAATAAGGGATCTGGATTCCTGATTAACCCTGAGTACTACGGCGTTCACGAGTTGATCCCAATGGGTACTTCCCGCCTGCCTAACCTTGGTGGCGGTGAGCGCGGTTATGTTGACTGCGCCCTGACCCTCGGTGTTTATCACCCACAGGCTCACGGTCTTATTGAAGGACAAGCAAGCTAAATAATTCTGGTTGGGGGGCGAAAGCCCCCCACCTTTTATTATGGAAATTTTAAGCAAGCCACATGAAATCAGCCAGTCAGCAATTGATGCTGCATTTGCTGATCATATCAAACAAAACTTTGCTCACGAAAAAGCAACAGAGCACAAGAGACGTAACATAGCTCGCAAGGAAGCACTCTCCGAAAAGGGAAAAACTCACCCAGTCCTAGGAAAGTGCGTAGCAACTATTCCTGCCCGTGATTACTTCCGAATGATTAAGAAGTACGGCCCTGAGCATGTTCACTCAAAAGAATTTCTGCGTTACTATAATAAAACATTTACGGACTTAAGTCCTAACAAGGTATAAAATTTAGTGCAAAATAAAACATACAGTCAATTAGTATCATTGATTAAGTCACTGGCAGGGGTGAATTCATTCACGCCAGAGGAAAATGGATACATTTTAAATTTTGCGAATCGTCGCCTTGATGAAATTTACGAAAGTAGCTTAATGTGGCCTCGCTATCTACGAGTTGGTGAGGAGAGAACAATAAGTGGAGACAATCGCGTACCCTATTCTCAGGCTGACTCGTCCACAATACGAGACTTTATTTCTATATCAAGGGAAAAACCATTAGTAAATAAATCCGTACTTAGTTACGATTTTTATGTAAATTTAAATGGTGCTAACATTATTAATTTCAATGGATCAAATTCTCCATCAGTATATGTTACATATAAGTCTGGTTATTATGAATTTGAAAATGACGAAAGCTCGGTTCCAGCTGAATTTTTTCAGTATATTGCTCATGCATCATATGCTGACTTCTTAAGAATGGATGGTCAGATTGAAAAAGCTATCCTTGAGGAAGGCATTGCAAATGACTACATGGACAGGGAGCTTGGCAAGCTTGATACAATTTCTAATAACAACTTCGTAGGAAGGCGAATCCCAACTTACGTCAACTCACAATCTAGATAATCATGAACACTAGAACAACAAATCTATACCCAAAGCCCAATTCAACAGCCCCTATGCGTAACTTAGTTGTTACTTCTTCAGGGACAAAAAGATTTGAGGCACTTCCATCTACATTTAAATTTGATCGCGCAACAAAATATGTCTTTTTTGACGTTCAGGATGGTGATGTTTATTGCACATTTGCAAACTCTGGCTTTCCAAATGATTCAAATGGTCACATTCTAAAGGAAAACACTAACTACTGGGTTAGCGTTGAAGCAGCCAAGGAAGCTCGCTTTTTGGCGGTTAGCGGAAATGTTCAAATTTCAGCATCTCAATTTACTGACTAATGAGCGAAGAAATTATCTATAAATCAACTTTAGGTACTGGAGGATTTTTAGCTACCATTGGATTGACTCCAGTAAACGAAATTCTTGGATTTATTGTTGGTATTGCAACTCTTGTATATATGACTGCATCCGCAGTTAAGGTAATTCAGGAAATCCGAAAGAAATGACCCCAGAGTTACTAGCAATGCTCGGAGGCGGGATTAGTGGATTTATTATGAAACTAATCGCTTCTCAGATGCAAAATCAAGCAATCATGCTAGAGGGTATGATTAAAAAACAGCAAATTGCTGATCAGTCAGCTGATGCTGCTGCAAAACGCGAGGGTGGAGTAATGGTTCGCAGGTTCCTAGTTGGGATAACCTTTTTTGCGATTGTATTGGCCCCATTTATCGTCGCATTCACTGAAGTGGGTGTTACCCTTCAGGAAGAAACAAAGGGCTTTCTAGGGCTATTTAAAGGCTCTAAACTGGTGCATACGCAGGGATACCTGATATTACCAGAGGTTCGTCAAACAGCATTGGCCATTGTAGGATTCTATTTTGGCTCTTCACAAGTAAAATAATAAATATCATGCCATCAGGAAAAGGTACATACGGAAGTAAGGTTGGTCGTCCAGCCAAGAAGAAAACAGCTAAGAAAAAAACAGCTAAGAAAAAGACAGCTAAGAAAATGCCTCGCTCTTACGATAAGCAAAAGGTTAAAAAGTATTTAACTGAGCAAATGGATGAGCAAATGCCAAACCCATCTAAACGCCCAATGCGTCCAATGCGAGGACAAATGGCTGGTCGGATGCAGCGTCCTACTACGGGTCAGATGCCAGCTGGTATGGCTGGTCAGATGCAGCGTCCTATGGGTCGTCCTATGCGCCAACCTATGCCAAGAGGTCAGGCTTAATGCGTAAGGAGCACAAAAGCAAGAAGGGTGGCTTAACTCAAGCTGGTCGCAATTACTACAAGCGAAAAACAGGAGCCAACTTAAAGCCTCCAGTAACTGAGTCAAAGCCAACTGGCAAAAAAAAGGCTCGTAAAAAGTCATTTTGCGCTAGGATGTCAGGTGTAAAAGGCCCAATGAAGGATTCAAAAGGTAAACCAACTCGCAAGGCACTAGCCCTCAAGCGTTGGAAGTGTTAATAAATGTCAAGATACTCATCATACGGCAAAAATGACTCACAGCTATTAAGTGAGCAAGATACTGGATTCACTGGTTTTAATACTCGTGTTCGTCCAGATATATTAAATCCTACTATTTTAGCAGATAGCAGGAATGGTCGTATGAGCCTAAATGGGGAGTGGCAAGTCCGTAAAGGAATTGATATTGTAAGTGATGTCCTAGTTAGTGGAGTAGCAGGCATAACGCTTCCATTTGTGCTTAATGATGCATCACCTCCAGTTATTGTTGATTCAGCCCAGCCCAGAATTTGGGGGTCTTGTGCTTATTCAGATCCTGAGTCACCTGAATCACAATACATTATTATCGCCCTAAATGATGGAGCATCAATTATTAATAGTTCAACTGGAGAAACATCAACTTTAGGCTATCCAACTGGGTATGCATTAAATAGAAGTGTATCCTTAATTCAGGCATTTGATAAAGTTATCCTTTTTAACAAAGGGGTTGTTGCTTTGTCTTGGGATGGCAATTTTTCCAATGACTTTGAAAAGGTAGAAAGTGGGCAATTTGTGCAGCCAACAATTTTATCTGGCAATCATTTTACTTCTTTAAATGGTAAAATTACAGCTAATTTAACTAATAGTTATGGCATTGGTGATGAAATAGAAATAATTGAAAATGACGGAATCCCAGAATTGCCAATTGGTTCAAAGTATACAATTTCTGAAACAACAGTAAATGACTTTTGTTTTTATGCCAGTGTACCTGATTACAGTAATGTGCATTTAGCCGTAGCAAAAACAATTACCTCTGGGATTGGCTATCATCATATGCCAGCACCTGAGTTCGGAGTCTATCAAAGCAATAGACTTATTGTTCCAAAAGCTTATGAGGTTAATAATACCACTGAGTCATATACCTCAAACGGAAATGCGGATGAAATTATTTTCTCCCAATCCCTAGATATTAATACATATGATAATTTAGGTGCTCAATACAGGTTAAATTCTGGCTCAGCTGATTATATTGTTGGCCTTATGCCATTCTTTGATAATCAGTTAGTTGTATTCAACAGAAACAGCATTATGTTAATTACTGGAACTAATGATCCAGTAAGCGGAAAAAGTTCAATTGTAACAACTGAGGTTGGGTGCGTAGCCAGAGATTCAATTATTCAGGTTGGAAGTAATGTATTCTTTCTTTCTGATAACGGAGTATATGGTGCATCCTTTCAGGATCTTTACAACCTAAGAGGAAATAACTCACCACTAAGCGAGCCAATTGATAAAACAATATCCGAAATTAACCGTGATTTGTGGGATAAATCAACAGCTGTTTATTTTGATAATAAGTACTATATTGCAGTTCCACTAAACAAATACAATGAAGATGGCGAATTGGTTCTTGCCACTGGGAACAATGCTGTACTTATTTTTAATTTTATTAACAAGCAGTGGGAAAGTATTGACACAATAGATGACCCAAGGTTTGATATTCAGAATTTAATTATTTCTGGAAATGGAGATAGCCGAGCAGTCTTTTTAGTTAATTCGTTTGGAGGTGTACACAAGGTTGAATCCAGACTTGATGGTGTTGATAGGATCGCATTAGTTGATGAAACAAAAAGCATTGATGTAAGCGGAACAATGGTAACAAGGCAGTACAATGTTGATTCCCTTGATAGAAAGAAATGGAACTCCTATGAGATGTTTGTTGAGTCATCCTCAGAGCGATCATCCAATTTTAGTATTTCTGCCGAAACTGAAAACATTGACTATAATGTTAATCTAGGTACTTTAGCAGATGCCAACGGGGGCGATTTACAATCTGGCGAAGATGTCTCAATTCGTGGCAGAATAGGAAACACTAGAGCTTACGGAATACAATTAAAAATTAGCAATACAACTGGAAGGCCAAGAATCAAAACTGTTAAGGTTTCTGGTGTTGATGCATTTAAATCTACAAATAAGGCAATATAATGAGTGTATTAAATATCGGAACGGAGTATCAGGATGGGGATACGGTAACATCATCAAACCTAAATGCATTGATTACTGATGCTACATTTAGTTCTACATCAGTTGATGACACTTCTACCTCACTTTCTGGTGGCTCAATTATTGTTAAGGATGGCGGAATAAATAAAGTAAAACTAGGAGTACCGCTCCAAGGTATCATTGAAAAGGTTGGTACTGCATATTTGGGTGCTGATAAAACTGGAAATACTCGCGGATCATCCGCACTTGATATTCAATCAGGCCGAACTCTTAATACTCAGGTGGCGAGTGGAACAAATTCACTAGCTATGGGCTATGGCAATACTGCTGGAGGATCTGGATCTGTTGCAATCGGCAAATCAAACAATATCTATACTCCCAGTACTGGGGAGGTATTAGTTGATGTGTTGGCGTGTGGGGTTTCAAATAGTGTGGACAATTCTACTGACTCTGTTGCAATTGGTAAAAGCTGTTTTGTTGATGGTGATGCTCAAACCTCTGAGGATTGTGCAGCTGTTGGCGTTAGTTGTGGAGTAAATGGATCTACGCAAAGCCTTTCAATTGGCTATGGGTGTAATGTAAATGGGGCAACACGAGGAGCGGCCTTTGGTATTCGTGCCGAAAACTACGCAAATGACTCCATTGAAGTGGGCGTTTGGGAGGACAGTACTCAGGTTCGCCTAGGAGGTATTAAAATTCATAATAATAATCAATGCTCTCTCTCAATGCTCAATAGTGCAACAGCACCTACAGCTATTGATGATGCTGACCGCCCAGCTGAGTCAGGTGGAGAACTAGCTTCAGATATGTTTACAATCCAGCGAAATGGAGATGATCTAACACTGTATGTAAATGATGCAGGAACCATTAAGTCCCTATCACTTGGTACGCTTGCTTAATTTATGATTATATCCCATAAGAATAAGTACACTATTTCAAGAGTGCCAAAAACTGGTAGTACCAGCCTTGAGGCATCTGCTAGAATGTGTGGACTCGGATCAGATGATACTGATATATGCTCACCAATTGAGGATGCTTGGATTGATAGCAAAAACCTTGATGGAGAGTGGTATGAAGAATCTAAAAAAAGAATAAAGCGATACAAATTCGTTAGAGACAAAGTAAAAAACTTTCCAGAAATTGCCTTAAGCGATCAAGAGAAAGAAATACTAAAGGATTCGTTTGCATGGTGTTCGTATAATACACACTGCTCTTTGTCCGATATAGTAAACGAACCATTATTTGATGGATCAAACATTATAACCAAAAAACAAATCTTCAATTACAAAAATTATGGATTTTTAAGAAATCCCTATCAAAGAATAATAAGTTCTTGGATTTGGGATCAAACGGTTAATTACAATTTTCATAAAAAAACACCAAATTTTTCAAAAAATAGTTTTCACAAATTTATAAAAAACGACTTAAGAAATAAAACATTTTGCGTATTTAGACCCCAAGTTGATTATTTTTTTGTTGATGGTAAGCAAGTCTTGGAGCCATTGATTTTTGAGAACTGGAGTAGCGAGGCCCAGAGAATGATGAAGGAGCTAGGAGCACATCCTATTTCAACTTTTCCAAGATTTAAAGAAAAGGGACTTCTTAAAAGTCATTTTAGGAATAGCAAAAACAATAAAAATTTACCAAACGTAGAAGAGTATCTATATGAGCATAATGACATTATGTTAATTGTTAATGATTTTTATAAAAATGATATTGATTTTTACATGGAGGTAATTAAGTAATGGGCTGGGGACACGGAGATGATGGCTATGACCATAACTATAGCGAACATGATGGCTATGACCATATTCCGACTTGGCACATGGGGGAGTTTACCGTATATGGCGGTGAAGATGACTGGTGGGAAGAATATCAACAGGAGTTAATGGATGATGCTTACGCCGACTTCAGTGGAGACGGGGGATTCGGAGGAGACTCTGGTGGTTGGAGTAATGAGGCTATAGTATATGGCGAAATAGCCAGCGGGGATGATTTTCATCCGCATCATTCACCCGCAGTAGGATCAGTGGAATACCACGGACAAAATCAATATGGATCGTACTACGGAACATTTATAGCAGATGAATTTAATGTTACCCCAGAAAACATCAAAGGGAGAATTTCAGATCTGTCCATATGGTTAAATTTCTACAATCACTACTATAGCTCAAATTACGATTTTGGGGCTCTTAAAACAGAAATAGAAAATTTAGTAAAACTTAACAACACTTGGGATGATCACAATATAGAAACATCCCAAGACCTAGAGGAAACTAAGGATATTTTCTTTTTGCCAGATTTTAAGGTTCACGCCTATAAATATGAAGATGATGTTCTTAAACTTGATCAATCTGTCGTTGATCAAGCATTTGATGGTTGGGCAAACGATCACGGTTTAAATAAATCTCAATTCTCCGAAGCTGCGGAGGGTGAGACATATTCAGTAAGTGATGAAAAACTTAACTCTCTTACTGCTGGGATGAGTTCATCCTTCATGAGTGTTGGGGAAATTAAATCCTTATCTAGCAGTGTATTTAATGCTCTCAAGGATTTTGGATCAGTAAACGATCTAAAGTTGTTGGCTTGGGACGAAGAAAGAAAAGCTAACTGGAAGTGGAACCCCTCAACAAATAGATACGAAGCTGAAAATTGGTTAATTGGTTCATCGGATGTTAAGTTAGGGACAAGGGGAACGATATTTAAACTTCCAGTAACGGGAAGTATATATTGGGATGAGGATTCACAATCAGCTAAGGTAATAGATACATCAATAGTCTACCCCAAAGATGTAAATAATTCTGATAATTATTCTGATTACAAAGATTATTTAGATGCTGTTTCAGCAATTGAGGAAGCTTCTAACACAGTTACCGTTTCTAGGAGTCAAGTAGCACTAGCTGAAAATGGAGAAGAGGGTGCTGAGGAAGACCTAGATGCAAGCATCCAAGCGGAACTTGCAAATTTTGATTTAAGTGAGCCCACAGAGGAGGAAAAAATAGAACTCCAAAAACTAAACTTAGAGTTAGAGGTTCCAGACCTAGCTGGTAATTTAGATATTAGGTTTGTTGTTCCAGAGGATGGTCAGTCTGGGCAAGAGGGCCAAGAAGGACAAGGTGGCCAAGTTGATTTCCCAGATGATTACGAAGAATCAATTGAAAATTTTGTAGATTCCAAAAATGAACATGACTCCGAAATGTGGCAGCAGGAGTACGAAATGTCCGAGGAGGAAAGAGAAAAGCTGGTTGATGAGGTTACTACTCTTGGCGAAGATTTAGATTCTACCACTCAAGAATTAACTCAAAAAACGGATGAGGTTAATGAATTATTGGGTCAGCAAGAAGCAGATCAGGGAAAGATTAATGAACTGACAGCTAAGGTGGATAGTTTGGAGGTTCAGCTAAAAAATGCAGAAGATGCAGAGCAAATAGCAATCCAGAATGGGAATAACAAACTGGCAGAAGAGGTTGCAAGGCATAGAGAAACTATTGAGAAGGCAGCAGCGGATGCTAAGCAGGCCAAAACTAAATACGAAAATAGCCTACAGCAAAAAGATGATGCAGCCGAGGCACAAAGGAAACAACTTCAAACTAAGATTGATGAAGCCGTTAAGTCTGGTCAAGATGCAGTTAAGGCTGCTGAAGATGCCGCCAAGACTAATCTAGAAAATCAAAAGTCCGAGTACGAACAAAAGCTAACTGATGCGGCAACAGCCGCACAAACGGCTCAACAGATTGCCGTAGAAGATGCCATTAAGGTTGAAAGAGCCCAAGCTGTTGCGGATGCAGCCATAGCTGAGGGTAAGGCAGAAACTGAAATTGCAGCAAAGCAAAAAGAGGTAGATGATGCCAAGAATGAGCTTATCAAATCCCAAGCTGACTTATCTGTAGCTAGAACTAATTATCAAACCGCTGAGAACAACTATAATGCACAGCTAAAAATAAATCAAAATCTTAACGATACCTTAACTGGCGAGAAGAAGCTAAGAACGGCTGCTGAAAGCGAAGCCAAAAGGTTGGGCAATGAATTAATTGCGAAGCAAGCACTATTAGACATTGCTACAGCCACAAACACTGCTTTATCGCAAAGTCTCTCTGCTGCTCAAAAAGCCACTCAGGACGCAATAGCAGCTGGTGATCAGGCAGCCATAGAAGCGGCTAATGATAAAGAAAAGGCTCTTAAGGAATTATCCGATCAGAGCGAGAAGGACATTGAGGCCAAGCAAAGTGAAATTAATAATTTAAATGCCACCCTTAAAGACTACAAGGATGAGGCTGCTGTTGATTTAAAATCAATTAATGATCTAACTTCAGAAAGAGACAGTCTAGTTACTGAAAAAAATAATCTCCAAACCAAGCTAGATGAAGCAAACCAAGCCACCCAAGATGCAATAGCAGCTGGAGATGAACAAGCTACAGCAATTTCGGAGGCGGCTGCTGAGCAACTTAAGCTAAAAGTGGCTGAAAAGGATGGGGAGTTGCAAAGCAAGCAGGCAGAATTAAATTCAGCTAATGCTAGGGCAAGTAGCCTACAAACAGAGGTAGATAGTCTTAAGGGTCAAAAAACAACACTTGAGGATGAGAAAAAAGCCCTTAAGGATCAATTATCTGTTGCCGAGCAAGCTACTCGTGACGCCGAAGCAAAGGGTCAGGCTGACGTAGTAGAGGCACAAAGACTAGCGGCAGAAAATCTTGCAAATCAAATTAAAGCTAAGGATGACGAAATAGGTTCAATCCAAGAAAAGCTTGACAATTCTGTAATTGAAGAAGCCAGACTTACTGGCGTAGTTGATGATTTAAAAGCCCAAAACACTAATTTATCTAATACCATTAGGGATAGGGACAATTCAATAAAGTTACTTGAGTCAGATAAATTATCACTTCAGTCGCAACTAGCGTTGGCAAATGCGGCTACAGAAGAGGCTGAAGCAAAGGGTCAGGCTGACGTAGCAGAGGCCGAAAGATTGGCGGCACAAGAATTAAAAAATAAGATCGCTCAAAAAGATAAAGAAATAAAAGTAGAGCAAGATAAGCTAACCGCCGAAAAAGAAAAGCTAAGAAAAGCCAATGTAGAAATATCCAGATTAACTGGGGTTGAAACTGGTCTTAGGCAGGATATTATTGACATACGATCAGAGCTGGATTCAGAAAAAGATAAATTATCAAGCATGACGGGCGAGCGAGATGATCTCGCTACAAAGCTATCCGAAGAGGAAAATAAGCTTTCCAGCATGACAAGCGAAAGGGATAGCCTTCAGTCCCAGCTTGATCAGGCTAGAATTGATATTACAACTGCTGTAAACGAAGGAAACACTAAATTGCAGCAAGAGCAAGAAAAGGCTGCCAAAGAGCTAGAAGATGCAATAGCGGAAAAAGATAACGAAATTGATGGTCTTAATACAACAATTGATCAAAAGAATGCACGAATTGGTCAATTGAATGACGAAATGATCAACAAAAATAGTACGATTAAAAGCCTAAATAATCAGTTAACGGAAGCTGATACCGAAATCAGTGGCTTAGAGGGTGAAGTAGAAAGGCTGACACAGAAAAACATTGATGACCTTGCTGCACAGGCTACGAAATTTGCTAATGATCTTGATAATGCTCTGGACTCCCAGAAAACTACTCTTGATGATCAAAAAGCTGAAGAATTATCTGCTCAAGCCGATCAATTCGCTAAGGATCTTAAAACTGCGTTAGAGGAAAAAGGAACAACTCTATCTGCGGAACATGAAAAAAACCTACAAGATCAGGCTAATAAATTAAATAAAGCAAAGCAAGACGCCTTGGATGCTCAGGGCACTGAGCTTGAGGCAGAGAAAAATGCTGCTTTACAGCAACAGGCTCAGAATTTGGCAGATGCTCAGAGGAAAGCACTAGAAGATCAATCTGAGGTTCTTGGCCAAGAAAAAACGAATGCTTTGGCTGCTCAGAAAACACAACTTGAAAGTGAGTTTAGCACAAAGCTATCAAGTGAACTAGCAGCCCAGTTGCAACAATTGCAACAAGCCAAACAAGATGCTTTAAATGCTCTTGGTACTGAACTTGAGGCAGAAAAGAACGCTGCATTGGTGGAGCAAGCTAAGAACCTAGCAGATGCCCAGAAGAAAGCACTGGAAGACCAAAGGGGTAATCTTGAACAAGAAAAAGCTGATGCACTGGCGGCACAAGCTAATCAGTTTAGTCAAGACCTTCAAAATGCTCTATCAAATCAAGCTACCAGCTTAAGGACTGACTTTGACATTGAAAAGGCAAAGGCACTTCAAGAGCAATCAACAAAATTCCAAGAGGACTTAACGAATGCTTTATCTGAGCAGGGTGTGAGCTTAAGGGGTGACTTTGATGTTGAGAAAGCCAATGCCCTTTCTGCTCAGGCTACTCAATTTGAACAAAATTTAGCAAATGCGTTAGCCGAACAAGGAGCAACCCTATCTTCTGAAAAACAGAACGCCCTTAATGCACAAAGAATAGAATTAGAAAATGCCGCTCAAGCCGCTTTGGATGCTCAAGGTACTGAGCTTGAAGCGGATAAGCAAAAGGCCCTTTCTGAGCAAGCCACAAGGCTTGCAGATGCACAGAAAAAGGCACTAGAAGATCAAGCTGGGGTTTTAAATCAACAAAAACTTAATGCCCTATCCGCCCAGAAAATACAACTTGAAGGAGAAGCTGCGGCAGATAAAGCAAATGCACTAGCAAATGCAGCAACTCAATATGATAAGGCCTTAGAAGATGCACTAGCGGCACAAGGAACAGAGCTAGAACAAGAAAAACTTGATGCTCTTGCGCTACAGGCTCAACAATTAGCAACTGCCCAACAAAATGCATTAGATGAGCAAAAGGGGATTCTTGATCAGGAGAAGCTTGATGCTTTAACTGAGCAAAAGAACACGTACGAAAATATAATCAATGGGTTAAGCGGTGAGCTAGATGACGCCCGAGGAACCATAGGTCAAAGGGATACAGAAATCATTGGCCTTAAGAGTCAGATTTCACAAAATCAAAATAAAATTGATGGCCTTAAAACAGACATTGCTACACTTGAGGGAAATCTTGGGGATGAGCAAAAGAAATTAAATGATATGACTGGCGAGAGGGATCAGCTTCAATCTGATCTAGAATCCAGTCAAAATAATCTTAATAGTGCCATTGCAGAAAGAGATAACTTTCAGGCTGAATTAACCCAAGCTGAAAAAGACATTGAAGATGCAATCGCAGAGGGTAAGACTGACGTTGCTGATGCAAAAAGGGAAGCTGCTAAGGAGCTTGATAGGCAGATCGGTTTAAAGGATGACGAGATTAAGCAACTTGAAAATGATATTTCATCAAAGGACACAAAAATTAGTGAGTTTGAGAGTAGCATTGAGTCACAGGGAACCCAAATATCAAATCTTCAAAGCGACCTTGGAAACAAGCAAGAAAAAATAGATGATTTTACCGTTAAGTTAGATGCAGCAAATAAAAGAATAGGTGAGTTGGAGATTGATGCTGAATCAAAGGACACAAAAATTACTAACCTTGAAGGCCAGATTTCAGAAAACCAAACTACAATTGATGGTCTTGAAAATGATGTAACAAGTTTAGAAAATCAATTAAATGCTGCTCAAAAAGCTACGCAGGATGCAATAGCATCTGGTGATCAAGCTCTTATTGATCAGGCTCAAAATGCTGAAGATACTCTCAATGCAGCTATAACGGAAAAAAATAATCAACTTGATGTTTTTACAAAAAGAAATGCGGAGCTCATCAATGAAAGAGACGAGGCTCTCAGATTAGCAGAGGGTGCTTCCCTTGGATTACCTTCATTTGCCGAGGATATTTATGATGAGGGCATCAATGATCGTATTTTTGGTGATATGTTTACTTCGGCATTCGCAACCGAATTGCCTGAGCTAGACGCCCCAACAATTGATATACATTACGCGGACTTAGATGCGGCAGAGCAAGCTCATGAGGACTTCCTTAATGATAGCCGATTTGAGTACAATTCTTGGAAATTTGGACAAGCTCAAAATCAATTAGCTGAATTTGCTGATAGCAAACCTGATAAATTTGCTGAAATGGGTCAAAAAATTAACGACCTATTGATGGTTGGTGATATGGATCCAATGACAAAGGCTGAGCAATATCTTGATATTGTAGCCAACAACCTTGTATTTGGTGCTGGAATGTCTCCAATGCAAGCCCTTGGAATGGGCATTAATACCATTGAGGGTACTCTTGGCGTAAATCTAACTGATATACCAAGCTTAGGAAGACTTTCATCTAACATTCTTGAAAAATTCGGTTCGGTCGTTCCAGACGAAATTAAGAATTTGTTTGATAGGCTTACCCCAGATTCGGTTAAAAATAATTTCAATGCTACAACTGGGTACTTAAATCAGAACTTTAATTTCTGGGATAATCTATTAGCTGATTCTAGTTATTCATCTCAAATTCGTGCTGGTTTACCGCCATCTATTCAAGCGGTTGAGGAATACCAAGAAAAGATGTGGAATGCCTTAATGGTAGATCCAGCTACAGGTCAGCCAGCCTTTGCTTACAGTGATTTAAAAGAAGAGGACAAGCTATCTTGGGCTCAGCAAGGTCTTGATTTCTTAAACAACTTAGGTGGCACAACTAAAACAATTGTGGTTGATGGTCAGGAATTTGAGGTTCCAAAAAACCTAGAGGGTGAAAGCTGGCTTGGTAAATTTGCAGCCCCAATAGCAGGTGGAATTGATCTACTTGGAGAGGGCATAAGCAAAACAACTGGTTTCCTTGAGGATCTTGCATTCCAACAAAAGAAATTAACAGGAGGCTTTGTGCCTAATATGGCAGCTAATGCATTGTTGGGTGCTGCTACTGGTGTTCCATTGCCATGGAATAATGTGCTTAGCTTTTTATTAGCTCCATTTGCACCACAAGGGTCAGGATCTATCTAACTACTTAGCAGAAAAAGGTATTACTGACCCAACTATAAGAGATATATCATATTGGGGTGGTGGAAGACTTGAAGAAATTCCAGAAAATTACTGGGAATCTGGTGGAGGCTGGAACACTGAAGATAACTTCTTTAGCAGTTTGTTTGGTGCTGATACTGAAATTGGACAAATGGCATCTGGCGATCAGGGGATTATTGACTTCTTGACTGGCTTGCCTAGCGATGCCTTTAACAATATCTTTGGCGAAGGAACCGTAATAGATGATATTTTTGGTGGTACTGGCGATGAAGGTACTGGAACTGGGGCTGGTGAAACTGGAACTGGTACTGGGGGCGTAGGTGATACTGGTGATATTTTTGGTGGCACTGGTGATACTGGTGATACTGGTGATATTTTTGGTGAAACTGGAGGCACTGGTGGTACTGGTGAAACTGGAGGCACTGGAGGCACTGGTGGTACTGTAGATACTGGAGGCACTGGTGGTACTGGTGAAACTGTAGATACTGGGGATACAACTGGTGGTACTGGTGGAACAATTGACGGAAATGGTAATATATTTAACACAGGATACAATATGGCAGACACAACAAGATACGATCCAGCCTACGAACTAGCTAACCTAATGCTGGGTTCTGATGCTGCGCAGGGATACGCTGGTCAGGGGCTCAGCAGTGATATGGTTCAGGATATGATTAATCAATATCGTGAGTCAGTTAATACAGCAGCATTTAACGAACAGGCACGACTTCTTGGTGGCGAACAAAATGTAGTAAACCAAATGCGCGAAAAGCAAACTCAGTTTGATCAGGCTATGATGAATGTCTATGGTCAGCAATTTGGGGATGCTTATCGTGGATTGGATCCAACTGGTTCTGCTGCACTACAAAGTCAGGCTGATTTGAGCCAGCAGTTATACGGACGTGCAAAAGAAGGACTAACCCAAGAGCAAGAAATTAAGGCATACGAACAAGCTGCCAAGATGGGTACTGCTCAGGGTCGCGGACGAGATGTAAAAACCTTAGTTGATGCAGCATACAACAGAGAAGATATGCGAGCCCTTAATGAGCAAAGAGCTCAGGCTGCTGGTGCTCAGTCATTTAATATGTCTCGCCAAATGAATCAGCCTATTGCTGGAATGCTATTAGGAGGAACAAAGCCATACGAAGCTGGCATGGGTCAACTGGATGTCATTAACCCAGTTCAGAACCTTATGTCTATTGCTGCTTCTAACTTCCAGAATGCTGCAAGTCAGGGTCAATACAACACTGCCCTAAATGCTTTAAATAGTGCATATGATCAAGCTAAACAGAGCGACGACCAAAGCACAATGGATCAAATATCAAATGTCCTAAATCAGTTTACGGCTGGTTTAGCAACAGTTGGTCAAGTCAAAGAAGTTATAGGTTCAATTCCAGAGGCATATCAGGATGTAAAAGACATAATTACTGGTATTCCAGATGCAGTAAGCAACATTGGTAGCGCAATTACTGGTGCTCTTGATTTTAGCGGAGGCCAACAACAGGCATCAACTGGAATTGGTGCAAGTGATGCTCTTGCAATGCTGAATACATCTAACTATGGATTGGGCCAATACAACCCTAGCACCACTGGCTCCACCTATGAAATTGGATCAGGTCTTAGTGATATGAGCCAATCGCATTATGCTGCTGATGGCACTTTGGTTATGCCTGACTTTGGTGTTACTGCATACCAAACTCCAACTGGTACATTTAGCGGCACTAATTACGGAACTATGGATACAGGCTTGATTGGTTCATCCAGTGGCACTGACGTATTTGTAAATCAAGCGGTTGATAAATCTATGGAAAAAGTACTTGATCAGATGTACGGAAGTGGTGGAAGTCAGGATCGCGGCTGGCTTTCAGGTGGATGGTAAAAATTAAACAATTATAAGATATGGCAATAAGCACATTTGGAAGTAGCCAGCAAAGAACTGGCGCACCTACAGTTGATTACACATCTATTCTGCCCTATATGGAAAGGGCTAAACAGGTAGAAACGGCTGCACACAATCAAAAAATAGCAGACAAGCAGGCTAAACGCCAAGAGGTTGCTATGAAGGCTGATGAGTACCGAAAGTCAAATCAGCTTCGCAATGAAAATGAGGCTGTAATCAGTGCTGCATTACAAGCTAACCCTAACCTACAGGAGGCTCTTAATGGTGCCCCAGAGGAGGTTAAAAAGCAATGGGATAAGTTACAAAAAGGTAGTGGTACACTTGCTGGGTCTTCCGTTGTTGCTGCATTCTTACAATCAACCGAAAAGCAGAATGCTCTAGCTATGGAACGTCAAGAAGCTGCGGTAAAGCAGCAAGGATTGCTATTGCAGCGTCAAGCCCAGCTAACAAATGCTCAGGCTGATCGGCAAAAAGCAGCGGCAGCTATGCTAGAAGCACAAAGTGAAGCCGCAAAAGGAAGAAACATTGTAACCGAAGCAGAATTGCAGTCACTTCAAGAGAACGAATTAAATTTTGATTATGAATTTTCAGGGTTTAGTCCTGACGGGGGAAAGCTTTACAAGTTAGAAGATTTAACCGAAGGAAAAACGCTTACCCAAGAAGAGGTTTCAGCCGCTCTGGAAGAAGGTATAAAATATGAGGGTAAGATAAATCCTGACGGAAGCCTTTTTGTAACTGGCTTCAATACCGTTAGACCACCATCACCTTTAGACCAATTGGGGCCAGAGCAAAAAGGAGCACTTGAAACCATGGGGAAAGAGGCTGGTGCATGGCGCGCTCTTAAAGGTGGGGGTGCTATTCAAGCTCAAGCAAATTTAGAATCATATAGAGATGTCATTAATAAGCTTGAAAGTGGCGAAATTAGTACTGGTGCTCCAAGCGATAATTTTCTATCTTTAATTAAATTTAAAAACATTGATGATACCTTCCGAGGAATTTTTAAACCGAGTGAACAAAATGCAATTGAACTAGTCCGAGGAGTTGTATTCCAAGGTTTAAGAGAAACACTTGGTGCTCAATTTACTGAAAAAGAAGCCAGACAATTAGTAGAAGCATCTTATAATCCAAACCTTCCGCCCGAACATAACATTAAAAGATTAAAAAGATTAGCTGATGTTTTGGAGGCTACAATAATCTATAAGAATGACTTAAGCCAAAGGGTGATGGCTGGTACAGTTGCCCAAGATATATTAAGCGGTGCATTGTTAGAACCTGTAACAGTTTACGAAGGTGTTAAGCTACAAGTTTTACAAGAATTTGAACAAGAGGATAGAATCCTTGGTAAATCAAACCCCAATATGTCACCCGTAAGTCCAGTTAGTAAAGGTTATTACGGAGACGGCGTTAAAGTAACATTTGATTAAAATAAATTTATGAGTCAAAATTTAAGTGCCAAGGTAGAAACAGATTGGGGGTTGAAGTTTACTATGACTTCAACTGATGGTAGTCCAATAACGGAAGAAAGAATAAATCTTTTTCTTGATGAGTTAGAAGCTAAATCCTTAACTGAACTTTCAGCAGGAGCTCCTTACCCAACGAAAAGAGTTCTTGCAAAGAAGCCAACAGTTAGTCCCTATGGTCAATCTGGATTTGTTGCTGAGGAATACGAAAAGGTTCCAGCAACCAGTTTATCAAAAAAGGAGTGGTACGATCAGTTTTATAAAGATAAACTAACAAAGATACTTCGTGTCCCTGAAGATAAAATTGACCTTAATAATGGTTTATCAACGGATATTCCCAAAACGAAACCTTTGCCGAGTTGGGCTAGAGCCGCTGTCGCAAATCCATATATGGATACTGGAACACTTGCCCTTGGTGTTAGAGCTGGAATTTCTGACAGGGCTGTTTATTCCTTTCTTCAAACAGTTCCTGAGCAAATGGGATTTCTGAGTAAAAAGTTTGGCGATGAAAATGTTAAACACTTTAGATCAGATGGTAAGGATTTAATTCTGTTTAGAGAGGATGCAAATTCAGCATGGAAATTCCCAGAAGGTAATAACATGATTGAAATGGCTGATTTTATTCAGGATCTTGCTGGAGAAACAATTCCAACAGCAGCATCAGTTGTAGCTGGTACAGTTGGTTTGGTGGGTAGCCCTGCCGCGTCTGCCGCAGCGGGCGGTGCCACTTATGGTGTTGTTGGAGCTGCTCAAGATTACCTTGTTCAAAAAAATATCCTTGGAGAAGCTGATTTGCCAGAAATAGCAAGTAGGCGATTAAAACAAGGTGCTCTTATGGCAGTAACTGACTATGCTATGATGGGGGTACCTAGAATGTTTATGTGGGGTTTTATGGGCAGAGAAGGTACTGATTTATTTGCTCAATCAATGAGGGATTTTGTAAAAATTGCAGATAACTCATCAACTATGCCTCGCGCCCCTTGGCTAAATCAAGGATTAGATATAGCAAATCGGGCAAAAGAAATTGAGCTTAAATTCCCGAACGGGGCCGTAGCTAGAGCTAACAACGCATACCGATCATCAGCTGGTGAAAATTTTCAACAAGCATTTAATCCTTCTGGGAGTACTCAAGAAGCCGCAGAGAGAGGGCTTCGCGAAGGAATGGAACATATTAATTCAAGCCTACAAGATAGTAGAAATAAACTTCTTGCTAGGTTGGATGAACTCGCAGAGCAAAGAGCAGCTGCAAAAAGTGCCTCTGAAAGAAATGCTTTAAAAAAAGCTAGGAAAGAAGCAATTGACGCTTTTAATGCCCAGATTGCAAGGTATCAAGATGATGTGCTTCCAAGTGTTAATGTTTCTCCAAGCGTAGGGGGCTCTGTCGCGCAGCAGAAACTAGCAAGTGAATTTGTTGATATAAGTATAGTTAAAAGTAGAAATTTTGAAGAGGCTTATGAATTACTAAGGGATTTAAGCATTCCTCTTGATGACTTTAATAGAGTTCTTGGGAGATCAAGTAAGGATTTAATAACCGACATAAATGACGAAGCGGTTGCAATTATTAATGCCAATGCAAGAAATACAGCAGACACTGCGATTAAGCGTCTTGATGAGCTTGCTGAGGCTGGCGGTCAACTAGATTTTAGATCCTTGACTGAAATTATACAAAAGCTTCAGGAAAGATCTAAAAGAGGTCAATTTGTTGTTGGATTTGACGCTAACCAATACCGTCAACTTACGGATGATTTGGTAGTACTTAGGGATAAAATGCTACAAAACCCATCAGCAAACCCTCAAGGTGTGGCTCAGTACGAACACGCAAATCAATTTTTTCGTGATGACTACCTACCGTATTTTGATGTTGAAAAATTATTTTCAGCTAAGACTGGGCAGGGTTACGCTGACGTAATGGCAGCACGATCATCTGGTGCTGCTGCCCCTTTACCTAATTTTGACTTAGAATCAGATGTTGTTCTGGATAACATCTTGAAAAATAGTGGAACCTTAGAAGAGTTTTTATCGCTTTCAAAAGCTGGTGATGATGTAAGAAATATACTCAGGAACTATTGGTTGCAAAAAAAAGGTCTGGTAGCTGGAAGACCAATAAATCCAAGCAAGGTTACAAATATGTCAGAAGCTGACTTTGATGTAATTAGAGCCTTGTGGCCAGAAGGTCAAAAGGCAGGCCAAAGAAAAACTGGAGAGGCTGGATGGAACGCTAAAGTTGAAGTGTTCAGGGATTTACAACAATTAATTGGGGAGAAGGATGACTTAGTTGCAGATATATCAGCTAGAACCTTTGAAAAGTTGATGAATGCATCCACAAGGGAAGCTAATAAATCAGCCGCAAGAATAGCGAGAGAGGAGATTCTAATTAATAGAAAGCTAAAAGAGCAATCCATGGCTATGGTGAAGATGGCAAATGAAGGTAAGTTGCCATTACCGAAAAATAGAGTTCAAATGAAAACATTCTTAAGTGGCTTGAAAGCATCAACTCCAGCCGAGCAGGATAAATTTGTATCATTACTAAGGCAGTCAAATCCATCAATGCTTGATGATTTACAAGGTGCACTTTTTTATGACTTGGTTCGCATGTCCAACTCAAAGGGCGTTCAGGGTGGCACGTCAGCCGCAAGCCCCGCAAAAAATATACTATGGGATCCGTCTGAGATGGCTAAGCAGCTTGAGTCAAACATTCAGCTAATCACAAGCATAATTGGTAGAGAGGGTTACGACCGATTGGTAAAGACCAATAACGTCTTACTAAATATATCTCGTCCCATGGCTGAGGAAACAGCCAAGAAGGGAGCTAGGGCGAGCGTAAATGTTGGTGCAAGCGGTGCTAGGGGATGGATAGGTAATGTTACCGCCCCAGTGACGGATAGGCTCGCATCAATCATTATGAGTGCTCAGGTCAACTCACCTATCCCAATTAAACATATTGTATCGGCCGAAAGCTACGATAAGCTTCAGACGGCACTGCTTCGTGGAACCCTGCTTTCAGCGAAGGGCCTAGCACTAACTAACAGTGAAGCTGAAGAGTCACCTGAGTTTAATGCGTTTCTTACGGCTAACTTAACTGAGCTTCGGGAAAGCATTAGGGATCAAAGGGAGTTAATCCAACAACCAGATCAGCAACAACAGCCCCAGATGCCAGTGCAATAAAAAACCCTACCCCCGTGAGGGGATAGGGAAATAAGGGATTAAACGGAGAGAAAGAAAGAAAACTCTCTGCTGGCAGTTACCTGATCAGCTTACCTTATTTTTATATATTCATAGTTATCTTACACTGAATGTCAATATGGGTACCCCATTTTTTGGGCTACATGAACCTACCTACGCAGTGGTAGTGCTTAAAGAAGCAACCTATATCGCGCTCACCCTCGCGGTTCTTTGCTATCTTGTAAAATAGCTCAGTGTACGCTCCCATGGAGTCAACCTTCTTTGATAGTTCGGGATCACCCTGAGTAGGGTACATGAGTAATACAATATCAGCATCATTCTCAATATCCCCGCTGTCCTTAAGGTCATATAGGCTAAGACCTCCCTCTCTCTTAGCACCCTCTCTATTCACCTGAGCTAGTAGAATTATAGCTACGTCAAGATCAAGGGCTATTTGCTTAATCTTGTGCGATATATTTGCAATACCCTCAGCCTTGCTCATTCTCTTTGCCTCAAATGGTATTAGCTGTAAATAGTCAATGACGAGTAGCTTTACCCCCATCTTCTTAACCATATTCCTAGCCTGCGAAGCTAAGTCATCAGCACTCTTCACCGAATGCGAAGTAAAGATACTCATCTTGCTAAGCTCCTCGCTATGCGCTTTAAATTTATCAGCCCTAGCTCGCCCATCATCAGTATTATCAATCGTCTTGAAGTTAATCCCTGATAGGGTTTGGAGTAGTCTCTTTGTTATCTGCTTTTTAGGCATTTCAAGAGAAAATATACCTACCCCCTTATTTTGCCTTTTGGCTGCATTTAGTGCTATGTTGAGGGCTAGGGCGGATTTACCGCAAGAAGTAGGGGCTGCTAATGTTAGCACTTCCCCAGCGGCTATACCGCCACTGCCTAGCATCCCATCCAGCCTACCAATGTTGGTAGTTATCACATCAGCTACGTAGGTTCCGTCCGCCAAGGCATCAAGCTCCTCGGCTATGCTATCAGTAGCTGAAGATAGGGTAAGACCTTCTGAGTCAACTCTATCGTCGTCTAACTCTGACTCAAGCTCCAAGCATATATCATCAGCCGTTGATGTTTCTGATTCAGCCTTCTCCTGAGCCTTCTTACAAGACCTTATTAAGTTGCGGAGCTTTGACTTCTCCGCCACTGTCCTTGCACAATAATTCAGATCAAGCTCAGTTGTGGTACTATCCATGACTGAAAGTAGCCCAGCCATACCGCCAACCTCATCCATACCTCTGATTGACTTCAGGTGCTCCATAACTGACACTTCTGTTATGGGCTTATTCGTATCGCAAAGATGCTTTATTGAGCTAAATAATAGCCTACCCCGAAGGGTGTAAAAGTCATCAACGGAAACTAATCCGCTTATTTGGTCATAATAGCTTGAGTCCCCAGCGTTAATGCAAGTAGCTACAATTTTTTGCTCGGCTTCCTCATTATGGGGTACCCTTATTTCTTCCGTTTGTATCATTGATCTCCTTTTTTATCTGTTTAATAATTTGCCCAAGTGAGTTAAGGTACACGTTCATTTCCTTCTTACCCTTGGCGTCCTTGGTCTGAAACAAAATAGTTTCAGCAATATCAGTCAACTCTTTAAGTGATTCCATATATTTTTTATAAAAGCCCCCCTCAATTTCCTCAAGGGGGGCTGTTGTTTAAGCGTCCCTTTCCAGCATACCAAGGACGATAAGAGAATAACCAATCAAGTCTCGGAAGATGTCCTTAACCTGATCGCCATTCGTATCTACCTTTAGGTTGCCGTCAGAGCAGAATGCCTTGGCTCTTTGAAACTTGTCCTGCATTCGTAGGCAAACCCCAACAATGGGGGGTACCCCGAATTCTTGGCTGCCGTCAAAGTTTTCAAATGGGTTATTGCAAGAACTACCTCCAGTGTAGTCAGCGTTCTTGTTTGCAGTAAGTAACAAGATTTTCTCAATCTCATCCCTCCTGAACTCTTCCCACCAAAGCTTATCGTGCGGCTTCAAATCCATTAAAACGGAACTTCAATGTTTACTGGATCCGTAGGAGCTTTTGGCTGCGCGGATGGCTGACCCTCAATGCTTGGTTGCTTGTCATCTGGAGCGTACTCCAGTGCTAAGCTCAGCATAGGCTGTCCATTCTTGGTGGTGCGCTTCCAACCCTTCAGGTAGTAAAGTCCAGCTTTGTCCACTGTCACCTTACCGTTGTAATCGGGGTGGTTTTCTTTTTCCTTGCGATCATTGATGAATAGACCGCCTGAGTTGATGTATTGGTTGCTCATATTATTGTATTATGGGTTAAAATGATTGTGGTGCGGAAACCTTCTTGGGTGTGGCTTGATCTTTGCCGTGAGTGTTAGTTGCATCTGGATCTTTGGTGTCGTCAATAGCAAAGAGTCCATTCAGCGCGTACTTGCGAGCGTAGGAGGAAGCGGATCCAGTAATCTGGGCGTCATCCATTCCTTTCTTGTTTTCAGCTTCGCGAGCAAAGGCGGTGGTTGAGATCATGAGTTCGCTGTCATTGTCAGCTAGGGTTGCAGTGGCTCGCACGTAAACACGCCCGCTAACCTCAACGACATCATCTTGAATGACTAAGGTACAACCCCACTCATTGAGGATTGGTTTCACCGCAGTAAGGATGTCCTCACAAGAACGGTAGTTATACCCACCGAACTTGTTGACTTGTCCTTTGGGTGCTTTTAGAGAGGCTTGAATACCTCCCAGTTTTTGACGTATATTTTTGTTACTCATATTTTGCTTTGGTTAATTTGCGGAATAACTCCGCTCTTTGTTTCTGGTTTGAACACGAATCAAGTTCTTCCTGATCCGCACCCATGTCCACTAAACTCTTTACTTGTTCGGCACTTGTCAAGCTATTTTTAAACTTTCTCACTAATTGCTTAAGCCCTACGTGGTGAAGTATTTCGGTTTCTCTCCGCTCTAAGTAAGCTGACATTGCTTCCAGTGTTACGGGTAAAAATTCTTTATCACCTTTACACATCCCTAAATAAAAATTTTCAACCTTACCAAGTAGGCTATTGGCTTGGCGCGAAATAACGCCCCGAACCATCCCAGTCTGGTGATCGTGGTCAACAACCCAATCATCAGTCTTAATGGAAAGTATTGGGCAGCAAGTTGGTTTGTTAGCCTCCCTGTATTCCTTTATCTTGCTTTGTGGTAAGTATTTCATAGTTCAGTTACTGATATTATCTTACCAATACTCCCCCTCCTGAAAACGCAAGTCCCATCTTTTGCCCTCTTCTTCTTGAGTAGTAAATTAATGGCATCTGATTCATTATGAGCCCATTTGTACCAAACGCCCTCATAGCCCTCTGGCATATCATCATGAGTTGTTCGTATCTTGTATTGCTGCATAGTGTTTAGATTGTTGCCGCTGAGATTAACTCTCGGTTGATTTCGGCTGTAGTTTTGTCCCAAATTTAGGTCATTTTGGTTTAGTTTGAAAAAAATGTAGCATCTGGCACTTGTCGCATTTGTAGGAGTAAACATAGCCTCCCATAAACTGCCCATCGTTTTGATGCTCAAAAATTAACTTACCTCCACATTCGCATTTCATTTTTGTTAATCATTTTGTGTGTACTATTGTCACTAAAGGTCATCTAGTGACGTTGGTTAATTGGTGCTGTTACCATACCTTCTGCTTAGAGAAAAAATGGGAAGTGGGCATTCTTGGGTGCACCCTTCATGCATTGTATGTGGATTTGGTCATGTCCAACGGTGGGAGGCCGAATACCACATCTTTCACCCTTAGAGTTAAATCGCTCAATCCACATGGTTACGCCTTCTCCGCCATTGTGGACATTTTTGACGGGTTCGCCACATATCGGGCATAACCAATCGGATGTATCAACTTTATTCGCTGCGCTCATTTCGTGCCACTCCTCTATGATGTAAGTGGTAAGATTTTGTCACAAGTTGAAGGGGTAATTTGTGACAAATTTGGGTAGTTGACTGCCCAGATTAAAGGTAAGACACCCCAGCGGCGATCAACTCCGCTGCTCCCTGTTGTTTCAGGCGAGTAGCCGTCACTCACATTATCGGTTCGCTGTATGGGCGAATAACCCGCGTGGTGCAGCATATCCGATAAGAGGTAAGGAGAGGACATAGGGTGATGACTATGTTACCGTTCGGTAGCAAAGTGTTCCTGCATAAAAGTTAGGGTTTATTTAATTCCTTTAGGTAAGCCTTAACCTTCTTGACCCTGTTTCTGACTGTCTTGTGATCAACCCCAAGCTCGTACCCCAACTTGTAAAAAGTCTCACCCTGATCAACCCTTTTGATTAACTCCTTTGTTTCTTCAAAGTAATCATCAAATTTTTTAATCTTTCTCCCAGCGTTGGTGCGCTTGGGCGTGGATTCAATCAGTGAGTCCACCGCTTCAATAGCCTCAGCCTCGGCCATTATTTTCTTCATCTTGGTACGCAAGCCATCAAAGTAGCTTACGCAATTGCTTTCTAGTTGTCCCATTTTATTTAACGATTGGTTTCATTCTCTTGTTCCAGTAAATCTTGGCGGCTAACTTTGCATTTTCTATGCCCCACTTCATCTCACTCTCACTCCATTCTCTATGGATGTGCTGCTTTGTATCGCAATCAATTATTACGGATCTGCAAGGAGGCAAATAATCAAGCTTGTGCTGCTTCATTACCATATAGCTTTCAATAGCTAACTGCTCGCAATCCTTCGCGTAGGTCTTAGCTTTGCCCTTGGTGTTAGAGCGGCACTTATAATCAGCAAGAAATAGGGTACCCTCACTATCGTGTCCCAAGAAGTCAATTGACCCAGCTATCTTAATTCTGTTGTTGGATATTATACTCTCGCAAGCTATTGGCGAGACACCCTCTTCTTCAATCCATTGAAGGAATGGCATTGCCCAATCGTCCCAATCAGTGCGAACAGTTTCCTCTCCTCCAAGATGACGGTGATTTACCAATCCCTCAATGCAGTGGTGTACGGAAGTCCCGAACTCGGATGAAGAAATAGTGTCACCAGTGATGGGGTTCTCCCTAGTCCCGAAAGTCAGGTCAACTATATCCCTCCAGTCTAAATTGGGGTACTCCCTCGCAAGAGAGGTAATCATTTTCGGTTTGTATATACTATCAATAAAGTCATCTTTAACTATCCCAAGGACAGTAGTAACTGATGGATAAACCTTGGTACCCGCCTTTTTAGCCTGATGGGGGGTACCCACACTTTCCTCAAATTTAGGGTTCAGCAAGTCTTTGCAATTGTAGAAGTGAGCCATTATTTTTGTATCTTTCTATGTTGTAGTGTTAGTAGATCCTCTGTCTTTATCATTGAAATTAAGTCCCTGTTATCTTTTCGGGTGTACCCCTTATATAAGGCTTCGGAAGGTCGGGTGACAATATCATCAAGGTCACACAACATTTCACTCAGCTCACACAAATCCCTCCTTCGTACCATTATGTAGAAATCAGGCTGCTCAAATGCTATGAAGTCCTGTTTGCCATACAGCCAACCGTGGCAACCGTAACAGTTCTTGAACTCAACCCAAATGATGCCTGAGTCCCGCTTCCCCCTACGGGTGACCCCCTTCATTGCCTTGACGTCAATTGTACCGATCTCACAAACCCAATCAGCATGATGCCTTTGCTCCTCTCTGGTGGCCTTGCGTACATCTTTATAGATCGCCTTAATCAACTTGCCGAAATCATCCTCCTTCTGCATACCATCCCTCCAACATGATTTACCAACCCACTTTTCGTAGGTGTTTATCTTCTTGGAGTTATAACCTGATTCAAACATTACAGTTCCGTTTCGTCCTGATCCATTACATAATTAACGGCCTCCATGAATGAACTCGTGCAATCATCCTCATCAAGCGGGTAATTGACTAACATTGAGGAGGCATTCCAGACCTCAATGCTCACATATTCACCATCAACGTCAACCACCCACTCGCAGGTCAATTTTTTGTCAATGATGTATTGCAGAATCTCCTCCCTGTTTCTTGGGGGTAGCTCCTTTTTTACTCTTCGGCAATATACATCACCGTCACTAAGCTCCCACTCATACGCATCGGTAAAGCTGCCGTACGAACTAAGCACGTTTACGATCTCCTCCCCCTGTAGGTTTTCCTTGCCTTCGGGGTACGTGTACAGTTTTAAATTTTTATCCATGTTCTTTTTTAGTTGTTGTTATTATTGTCCCCTTCAAGGAGTACTGCTCCGAAACTAACTAGACGATTGAGCTTGTCAATGCTTATTTTGGGCTCCTCCGAAGATCCTTCATAATTTGATCCAACGACTAGACCGTTTCCAACAAGCGGTGCATCGTATCCCTCAAGGAAGAAGCAAGGCTGTATCCCTTGTCTCAGTAGCCCCTCATCGTCAACAAAGATACAATCCCCGTCCCCGATCCTAACCACATCAAAGAAATCGCAACCGATCTCTTTAATCATCTGCTTGTGGTCAAGACAGCCTTCGGAATCGCCCATCGGAATATCTATTGCCTCTATCCTTAGTTTCTCTGTATTTATTTTGTATACTTTCATTTTTTTTATTTTATTATGTGTATGATGATCTGGATTGATGTTGCAATCAGGAATCCAACCACAAAGAAAGTCAACTCTAACTTTTTTCTTGACACGGGTTTTTGTGGCTGTATTCCTTAAGGAACTTATCCGTTAAGGTACCTCTCTTTTTTATAAAAAAGATTGAAACCTTAAGGAATGGGTACCCTAGGGTATTGAGTAGTGAGGTATTTTCTCCCTAATTGTTTCGTAGTCCTTGGAGTCCAAGGCGCGAAGGGGTACCCTATGGCCTTCCTCCGAATCCCCATTCTCGCCCCAGTAGGTCAAGGAGTCCACAACGAAGTCCGCCAGCTCGTACTCCTCCCAGCGTTCAGTCACTACATTGTTGCCGTAATAGCTATCTGACTCGCAATCAATTTTTTTAAAATTGGCGTACCCCGTTACGTCAAAAAACCTGTTCGGTCTCAGTTCGCAGTTCTCTAGCTCAAAACTAACTGTCTCCATGTGCTTCCTCTCGCTTAAAAGTAATCGCTAAAGAATCAATCATTTCGTCAATGTCGCTGCCGATGTATCCCTCAAACGGTTGCCATGCGTTAGTTTCAAGCAACTTGTAGAAATCATCTTGCCCAAGTTCGCGATAGTTTTCGGGTAATTCCTCGCACTGATAAAAGGTAGAAGCTAGGCGATAGTAATCTTTTTTAGTTTTCATGATGTATTTTTTTGTGTGTTTGTGTGTCTTTAGCCTAAATGTTTTCTGTCAACGGCATCCCAGTATGCACGGTAGGCAGCCTTGGCGTCTTTATAGCTTGGGTGCTTAAAGGGCATGGACATTCCATCCGTGGCCATAAGCATGTATGAGTTTGCGGACTCCATATTTAAATAAAGCCTAGCAAGCTCACCGTCTACGCTGTAGCCTTCAGCCTTGGCGTTTTTAAGTGCTTCCTCTTCTATTAGTTCGTTATTTTTGAATTTTAGAGCGTTTTCAATGTTCATTTTCTTTCTTTCGTTATGTTTTGGGCTAGCGTTTTACTAGCTTGCTTATAGTTAAAAAGGGGATCCGTGCCATTTTCAACAACTTTTTTATTCCTCTGCACGTTTTCAGCGACTCCCACCCCCTTCCCCCCTCTTCCCCTTTCTCTTCCTTCCCCTTTCTTCCTTCCCCTCTCTTCCCCTCTCTTCCCCTCTCTTCCCCTTTCTTCCTTCCCCTTCCCCTTTCTCTTTCTTAAATTGCCTTTCACGGCCTTTCCCCATTTGCGGGTGCTTTGTCACTCACTGACAATCAAAACGCTTTGCGCGGCATTCCAAGGCTTTATTTTTGCGCGCTGGCGTGGATAAATCGCTCAAGCCTTGGCAAATGGATACAAAAAAACCCCGCTCTTCCGAGCGAGGCTTTTTCCTTCCCTTCCTTGCTTTTACTCTGGAAAAAAAACTTGCAAGGCGTCACTTATACCCTGCGGATTTGCTCCCGCCTGAAGCATTGCATAACTCAAGACTAGCGCAACTTTTCGCTTACCCTTACTTAGCCTTGTAAGCATTTGCCCATACGTTCCGTAACTATTCCGCGTGGTTTTTATTATTTTCCCGCTTTCTACGTCACGCACGAACGGCGCAAGGTCTTCCGCTAGGTCTAGAATCAATTTGGTTTCCTGCTCTTTAGTCATTGTTTTATCCTTTCTTTACTGTTCCGTAAGGGGTAATGCTGTCGCCAGCGTAGGCAAATTTGATTGTCCATTGCTCAAGTCCTAGCTTGCGCGCCGCTCGCTTAGCAAAGCCAGGCTTGCGCCAAGTCTTTAGACAGCAAGACACGTTGCCAAAAAGCACGCGGCGTCTAAACCGTCCGTCTTGGCAATAGAGTTTGCCGTCTTTATCATTTACTAGGAAAACCGCTGACGGTTGTTTTCTTTGTCTTTTCATTGTCTTTTATCCTTTCTTTTTGTTTTTATTTACTAGCCTCAATAGCCTTTTTAACTCTTGAGCCGTGCGGATTTATCCAAACATTTTTTGCTCGCTTATTCCAACCTTGGCAAAGTTGACAATCCGCGCAACTTATTCCGTGCGAATCGCTCAAGCATTCCACGGTATTTTCAGGTTGCTTTACGTTTGCGTGAAAAACTCTTAAGCCTTGCGTATTTGCTAGATCAAAGCTTGTCTCGCTTTCCGTGCTTGCCATAAAGTAAGCATTGTAAGCCTTTGCCTTAGCTTGCCCTAGCTCTCGCCAGTTGTGAAAGTATCCAGTCCACCCGCGCGAAACCTTGGCAATGGCTTTCACCATTGCAAGCGGGATCAGTGTAGGGTTGCCATAAGCTCCAAACCTTACTTTCTTCCCCTTAAATACTTTTTCATAATTCGCTGGTTCTAGCTTTGGATACTTTCCCGCCTTGTAAGTTTTCCAAACTGACAGCGGTGCTTGTCCTGCGTTTACGTAGCAACCTTTCCCACTTGCAAACGGGCAACCTTGGCAAATTGTATTTGCGTCTAGACCGCTTTGCACGGCCGCGACTGGGCTATGATCAGCCAAAATAATCCAAATTTGCACCATGTCACCCGTCTTACGATTCGCAGTCGGTCTTTTAATGCCAGTCGCAATGATTGCAACCCGCTCCCCGTTTTCCACGGTTTCGTGTAGTAAATACCCGTTTTCAATTTTCATTTTCTTTCTTTCGTTAGGTTTTCTACGCCAGCAGGGTGCTGACTTAAAATAGATAAGAGAGCAAATCCGTGTCACCGTCAACCTTTTAAATGCTCCCCTTTCCGCTCCCCTTAAATAGTATCCACCCGCCGCAGAAAAAACGTTCCGCCCATGCAACCGCGCCGCCGCGATTTTTAAATGGGGGTACCCACTGATGAAGTCAGGAATGGGGGGGGAGGGGATACCATTTTTTTTTCTTGCAGTTATGCTTATATATTAAGTGCCCCTCAAGAAAAATAGTCGCTCATAGGGCGGTTTCAACCATCTGCCGTATACCTTAAGGTACCCAAGACTTATAGTTACCGAATAGAGCTACCCTAGCTCGCTTATACTCGCATTTATGCCCCTCGTATACATATATCTCAAGGCTCGGTATCCTTAAGGTACACCTGCACTAAAAGTATGTCAAGCAAAAAATACTATTCCCTTGACATTTTTACATAATATATCAATAAAGATGATATTATGGAAGAAAATAATGCCAAAGAATTATTGATGGAAAAGATCTCAGAAGAGATTCAGCGTGTCCAATCCATCAAAGAGGCTAGTCAGATTAAGAGTTTAAGCCGTTATGCGCCCGAAAAGGTTGCTCAGATACTGTATTTATTTAGCACTGGTAGCTCCCAGACTAAGATTGTAAGAAAATACGGGTTCTCAAGGGAGACTGTTATAAGCGTACTGTCTGATTATGCTGACGCTATGGGTAAATTCAGGGAACTTAGTGGAAGATTAGCTTCTAAGAATTACCTAAATCTAAGCTCTCTAGAAGAGGACTTAATTGATAAGGTTCGGGACAAGATGGAAAATGACCCAGAAATGAGTATTTCGTTCCGCGATCTTAAAGAGCTTTCAATAGCTAAAGCCAATGCGGCTAGAGAGGCTTTAACTGCTCGCGGAGAGGCCACAAATATAACCGAAGACAGGAAGGTAATAACGCAGCAAGACTATGATGATACAATAAGGGCTGCGAAAGATCGCATTGCTAAGTTAAAGCAAGTACAAGAACCCGAAATAATGGATATTAACAATGAGTAAACTAGATAAAACAGTCAAACAACTAGCCAAGGACTACGAGAACTTTGCTATTGTAATTATGAATAATGATGATGAGGAGATTCAATACGAGGTAAGTAATCCTCTTATTGGCGAAATGCTTCTCTCTAAGGCACTGGATGAGTGCCGAGACAAGGATGAGGTCAAAGCAGCAATCATTGATATTGAATCAATGGTGGATGAATTTGATAATGGCCGAGAGGAGATTTTGGACTATTAGTGGCACTAGAGTTCACAGATCATCCAATTGTTAGGCCACCTACTGACGAGGAGATAATCCTTCTTGGTGAGAGTGACCCAAGCCTATTGGCGAGTCTTCACGAGGCTCACGAGGGTAGAATTAAAGCCGCTGAGGAAGATCCTTTGCGCTATGGCTTTGATTTGGATGGATGGTCAAGAATGCGAGAATCTTTAGAGAAATACGACGAAGTTCTGGTATTGGGGGGAAACAGAAGCGGTAAAACCACTGGTTGTGCTAAAATGGTTATGGAGGCGGTTACTAACAGCAGGGACGGGCATATTGTCTGTTTTAGTCAAAATGAGGACACATCCATCAAGGTTCAGCAATCCGCAATATGGGAAATGATGCCCAAGGAGTTCAAAAAGAAAACCAAGGGAATTGAAGGGTACATCAACTTCTCCATGCAGAATGGCTTTACTGCTAAGTCATTCATCTTCCCCGATACCAGAACCCGTGTTGACTTCAAGACATATACGCAGTTCAGTAACAATGCCACAATCCTTGAGGGGTTTGAGTTCGGTTTCAAAAACCCAGAAAGCCTAAATGTAGGTGCTTGGCTTGATGAATACTTAGGTGATTCAGCACTAGTAAATACGCTTAGGTTCCGATTAGCTACCAGAAACTCAAAGATGGTTATCGGATTTACTCCGATTCACGGCTATACCCCATTTGTTGCTGACTACCTAAAGGGGGCAGAAACGCTAAAGACCAGAAAGGCTGAGCTTCTTAAGAATAAGCCATTGCCAGTTGTTCAGCATTCTCCGCAGAGAAACGCTGGTATTGTTTATCTTCACTCAGATGAGAACCAATTCGGGGGTTACGAACGGATTAAGAAGGATTTGATGAACTCCCCAGAGGATCAGATCCTTTGTCGTGCTTACGGCTACCCAGTCCGTAGTATGACCTCTCTGATTCCTTTATTCAGTACAAATGTAAATGTTTTGGGTGATGAGCCAAACAAGTACGGAATGAAGTTCCCTGATATTACAAACCCAAACAACTACACAATATATCAAGTTGTTGACCCAGCTGGGGCTCGTAACTTTGTTGCTCTTTGGGCGGCTGTATCTAGGGATGGCCGCGTTTACATAAAGAGGGAGTGGCCTGATAGGGATAGCTATGGTGAGTGGGCTACATTCGGAGATCCCAAATGGAAGTATGGGCCAGCAGCCAGAAAGATTGGCTATGATGTAGCTGGGTATGCTGAACTATTTAAAGAAATAGAAAGAGAAGAGGGTATTTACCCATTTGAAAGAATTGGGGACTCAAGATATTTTGCTAGGGAGAATGAGAACAATGAAGATTTGTTTCATTCGTTTGCTGACAAGGGAATGTACTTTGTTCCATCTAGCGGGAAGCAGGAGAGAGATGGTGTCATTGCACTAGATGAGTGGTTTGATTACAATCCAGACGGAACTATTGATTATGCCAATATGCCAAGGTGCTACATTCACCAGTCATGCGGCAATTTAATTGATAGTTTAATTAATTATAATTCAGAGGGGAAGAATGACGAGGCCCTAAAGGACTTCTTTGATTTGATCCGTTATTTGCGTATGGCAAATGATGGGAGCGGCCCTGATTTCGTCTCTGGTGATTCACTAAAGGTTACAAAAGTAGGAGCAGGAGGTTACTAATGGCTAAAAAGCGTTTAAAAGATATTGCAGAGGAGTTCAACATTGATTTTGAGGAAGCTCAAAAGATCGTATACCACAATCTTGATGAAGATATGGTAAGCGGTAAGGGCAAAAACACTTGGATCAGTGAAGCAGGTCAGGACATATTTGATAATTATGTACCATTACCCGTTATTTACAGGGGTAAGGTAGTCCGATTAGCACCAAACCCAATGTTTGTAGTAACATACATCAAAGAACTGGGGAAGACAGTGCCAGTAAAGCTAAGAAATAGAAACCAAAAGGGGTTTTTGCTAAAAACTATTTATGTAAAGGCGGATAATTCGGGTGCAGAACCCAGATTTTCATACATTCGCCCACAAGATTTATAATATGGAAGAGATATTTGAACTGACCCTCAAGGTCTTGCTCTCTATGCTAGAATTAGTGTTACTTTGACATTATGGAAGAAATTACAGAAGAAAACAACTCAACTAAACAGTTGACCTATTTATCAAAGAAACCAGATGTTCGCACTCTAAGGGGTGCATACGAGCAAACAGTTTCTGACCTATCGTCATTTTTTGATATGTGCCGATCGTCTTATGATGACCGACGAAATTTTTGGGCTGGGAAAAGTAACGATCTGCGAAAGCACGGTGCTGATGCATTTCCTTGGGAGGGTGCTTCCGATATGGAGAGCCACGTTATTGATGAACGAATTGGACGATTAGTATCCCTCTTTATCTCTACGCTCTCTAGAGCCAACATTAAAGCGTTTCCATCTTCAATGGCTCACCTTGGGCGAGCTAAAATGATTTCGTCGTTTATGAAGTGGATGGCCTCATCTGGATACATTCCTCGCTTCAAACGGGAAATGGAGCTCGGCGCGAATTACTTACTTGAGCGCGGGATTTTAATTACCTATGTCGGGTGGCATCGTGAAGATCGTCGCTTTATTCAAAAGCTAAACATTTCTCAGATTGCTGGGCGAACCCCAGAAGCAATGGAGATGTTCCGATCTGGGTATGCGGACGAAGAGGTTATGCAAACTTTAATGTTGGCATTTGAGGGTCTAACCGAAAAGAAGGCCCGACAAGCGATCTCAGACTTGCGAGAAACTGGTGAAGCAGAATTTCCAGTTATTCGCCGTCAGGTTGATTCTCCAGAGGTTAAAACACTGGCCCCTGATGGTGATTTCTTATTCCCTACTTATGTTACTGATCCTCAGCGAGCACCTTACTGCTTCTGGCGGACATTCTATACTCCTCAAGAGCTAGAAAACAAGGTTATGACAGATGGGTGGAATGAGGATTTTGTTGATTATGTAATTGATCACTATAAGGGCGTACGAGCGAGCTCCATTGAGCACGACAGTTCAGCCATTAGCTACAACAATGGTGTAATTTCTGACTCATTTACAAATGCTGAAGACCTAATTGAGATTGTTCATGGCTATCAGCGACTAATTGATGAGGATGGAGCAGAGGGAATCTACGAAACCATCTTCCACAAGGATCTGGATGATGATTCAATTGTTACGCCTTATGCTAAATTTGAGTTAATGAATGGTTATGACGACTACCCAGTTGTAGTAACTAAATTATCAGAGGACTCAAAACGCCTATATGATGTTAATTCTTTGCCTGCTTTGCTTCGCGGGATTCAGAATCAGGTTAAGATTGAACGCGACTCTCGGATTGACCGAAACAGCTGGGCTACCCTTCCGCCATTAATGCACCCCAAGGGGCAAGCACCGCTTGAGTACGGCCCTGGCCGATTCATTCCTTATCGTCGCAAGGGGGACATTGAGTTCGCTCCTTCTCCGCCCGCACCAAGTGGATCCATTGAAATTGAGACTACCCTTGAGGAGCAAGCTAACCGACTTTGCGGATTGGATGAATCTCAAATATCCCAGAACAGGCTACAGTTCTTTGTTGATAAGTTCCTTAGTCACTCAGCCGAGGTTCTTAAGTTGGCATTTAAGTGCTTCCAGCGTTTTGGGCCTGATGAGTTGTTCTTCAAGATTTATGGAGAATCAAATCCTCAAGTTCTTCAGAAGGGTGATCCAAGTGAGGATTATGATATTATCATATCGTATGACGTACTTAACAATGATCCAGAGACACAAGAAAAGAAATTGCAGCAATTATTGCAGTTATCCCAAATGGATCGCAATGGTCGGTTGAGTATTGACCAGCTGCTTGAGGTTTCCGCCAATGCAATTGACCCAATTATGGCTGATTCTATTATTAAGCCACAGGAGGATGCACAAAAAGATATTCGTGAGGAAATTACGAATGACTTATCCAAAATCTATGCTGGTATTGAGGTTCCAGCAAGACCAAACGGTGCTCAAGTTGCACTTCAAGCAATTCAACAATATGCTCAACAACCTGATGTTGGTCAGCGTCTGCAAAGCGACGAGGCATTCAAGGCTCGCCTTGAAAAATATGCCCAGCAGTACAACTTCCAGATTCAACAGCAACAAAATGCTGAAATTGGTAAGATTGGTACTAACCCAGCCCAAATGGGTGAGATGAACACTCAGACAATGAATCAGAAATAATTATGGCTCAGAATATGTCAAAAACCCAATACGGCAATAAGCGAGCCGAAGATATGACTGTTAATCGCTATAAAAGCATTATTAGGCAAGCCGAAGGTCTTAGACTTGATGCTTATAAGCCTGACCCAAAAGAAAAGCACTATACTATTGGTTATGGCCACTACGGGGAAGATGTAAACCCAGATGCGTTAATTACCGAAGAGGAGGCAGAAAGATTACTTGATAAGGATGTGCGAATCCGCGCTAAAAATATCTCAAGTCTATTGCCAAAGTTTCACTCATTTCCTGAGCCACTTAAAGATGCTATATTTAGCGAGCACTTCAGGGGGTCAATTCAAGGAAGTCCAGAAACTCGCAGATTGATCAATGAGGGCAAGTACTTGCAAGCCTCCGAGGAGTTTTTGGATAATGATGAATACCGAAGAGCTAAAACTGATCCAAACATTCGCGGAATCCGCAAAAGAATGGAAAAGGTTTCCACAGAGCTTAAAAAACTAATTAATTCTGACTAATGATTCAACTTTATTTAAGGCAACTAGTAATGAAAGTATTGCCATTAACAAAAATCCGGAGTATGAAATTAACAGGGGGTCTTTAATTAATTTCTTAAGGTTTAAGTTTTTAAAAAAAAGAGGTATAGATATAATTGTTAAGAAATTAACAATGCTAACTGTAAGATATTGAACTGTTGCCCTGTCTAGAACTTCTCCAAACCTATATGTGTAGATAGAAAGAGTAAATAACAACAGGTATAATCTTACAAAGTTTTTTGGGCTTATATTCATAAAATATAAAGATAAAAAAAAGCCTCCAATAAGGAGGCTTAATTTTTGTTTACTAATAGATTAAGATGTAATTACCATCCAGTTCTGTTAGTAGATACGGCAGTAACAGCAGCAGTTGTTGTTGATGTTGTACCTGCAGTAATTTCTGTAAATGCAGTCATATAAGTACCAATATTTGCGTCATTAGCAAATGTTGGAGCATTAGTTGCATCTAGATCTTGAAGGTGACCACTTGCATGTGAAGTAGTACCTGCAGTTAAAATAGCTGTATTAGATACAGTAGCAGCGTATACAGAAACTGCAGCAGTAAATGCACCTGAACCACTGTTTTTCAACGTAACTCTAAATCCATTTAATTGTCTTTCAGTAACTGTAAATCCAACATAACCACTAGCAATTGCAGCAGTATTAGATACATGAGCAGAATAATTCATCTGGTCATTACCTAAAAGACCAGCAGTTGTGCTAACCATTGCAGCATCAATTACTGGTTGAACGTTAATTGCAATTCCAATAGGTGATCTATCAGTAACAGTACCACCAGATACAGATCTAGTAACTATTAATGTTTGATCAACACTACTATCAACAGCGTCAAATTCAGCTAATGCACTTAAACCAGCTTTAATACCGTCTACAAGAGTAGCAGTTGTTTGGTTATCAGCAGTAGCATCATTAAACTCAATGTAAGTTCCATTATCGTCAGTTACAGAATAAGTTATCTTCTTAGCAGCAGAATCAGAAATAGTACCAGCAACAGTTGCATTACCAGACTGTGCAGACTGAGTAAAGTTTAACGTTACTAGAGTTTTCTCAAATCCTGTTCTATCAGAAATAATATCAACACCAGCAGCATCAAGTACTGTATCAGCGTTCATATAAGCAACTAATTGATCAACAGTAGTAACAGTAGAACCGTTATAAGTATCACCTTGCTTAAAAGTTTTGGTACCACCAACATATGCAACTACAATACCTTCGTTCGTAGCTAATGCCTTGTCGTCGTATGTACCACCACCTGTATTTCTACCTACGTCAAAAACGTATGTTCTATATTCTGAAGCTCTTGCACCAGTTGTTGCAGTTACAGCAGCTGATCCTTCTAAATCGAATGCATATGCGTAGTAACCTTCATACTGTGATGAGAAATTATTAGCATTAGCAGCAGCAGTAGTGTCATCCCACGCAGTAGGAGCAACTAAACTTGCCGTTACATCAGTATAAGATCCACCATAAGTAGCTTGAGTTTCTAATTTAGTTACAGTATCAAACCAAACACTTACCGTACCTGTTGCAGCAATTGCATCAGCTAAGTATGCGTCAAGATCTTTAATTCCTGAAGCGGTTGTGATTGAACCAAGGTCAGTAGATCCACCAACAGCAGTAGAAGCTATAGTTGTAGCTTCTTTTGTGTCTTTAATTGAAGACGCAACAAGTGCATTTTGGTGAATATCTACATTTACTGTAGTTGAAGTACCATTATCAGTAAGTGCAGTTGCACCAGCTATAGTAGCTAACTTAGGGTTTTGTGTAATCGTAAGATTATCAACATCATCCATACCAATAGTTAAAGTAACTAACTCAGCGTTACCGTTAACAGTAACTGCAGCACCAGTATCACTAGTAGCAGTTAATTTAGTAGTAGCACTAAGAGAAACAGAAGTCATTAAATCGTTATCACTAAATGTTCTGTCATCAGCTTTAGAAGCATCAGTCCATGAAGTTAGTGAAGCATTACCTGAAGCAGATACAGTAAACGCATCAGCACCTGTTAAATCAACAGTCGCTAGTAATGGAACAGACGTGAAAGTAATATCACCTGTTTTACCAGTAATTGTTGCAGAAGCTAATTTTGCGTGAGTAGAAGTAAATGCAAGGTCTTGTGCAGTGTTATCATCAGCATCATCTAAGTTTGCTAGAGCAGCAGCACTTTGACCTGGAGTGTTATCTCTCATCATAGTTGCGTTAAGTGACTCCATAGCAATAGCACCTGCTATATCAGCAGAAACTACATTATTAAGAGTAACATTTTTAACACCACCATTAATATCGATAGTACCTCTAAAGTTATGAATTGCAGCAGTTGCAACATTATCAAGAGTTATTGTACCATCGTGAGCACCAAGTGTGTTCCCTGGAAGACCAGTAGAAGCAAAGGTACCTGCAGCAGTTCCATTAGTAAATGAAGCTGGACCGTTTAAAGTTACAGTTGCAGATACATAGTTTCCTGAAGAATCTTTCGATACCCAAGAACTTAGATCTAAAGCAGCATCTTTTTTCGTAGTAATAGAAATTATACTACTTGGAGATGTTGCCATTGCAGCAAAATTAACACTAGTAGCGTAAGTAAAGTCAACAGTTATACCTGTACCAGTAGCATCAGTTTGAACAGCAGTTGCAGTAGTAAGTGCAGGGAAGTTTACTCTCGTAACAAGTGTTTCGTAAGTACTCTTCATGTCGATAGTTCCAGCGTTAGCTAGTTTTGGAAAATGGTAACCACCTGGCTGAGTCATTGTAATGTCTGCAGCAGAAACTAGGTTGTTAAATACAACTTCAGTTCCAAGAGAACTTGCAGCAGTATAAACTATATTACCAGTTGTAGTGTTTACTCTATCAATTAATGTTTGAACATTAGCATAACTCATACCAGAATATCCAGTAATTGTTAAAGATGCATTAAGAACATTAAGCTTGTTTCCAAGCGCTAATGCAGCATTTAATGTTGTAGCATTTGTAACAGATACATCCGTAGAGTAAATGTTAGAAGTAGCAAGTAAATCATCTAAATCAGCTTCAATTGCGTCTAATTCAGCTTGTAACGCAGTTACAGCAGAAGCAGTAGCAGCAGTAGCTAAAGAAGCTTGAACAGCATCAACTTCTGTTTGCAATGTTGCAAGTGAAGCAGATAAACCAGACAAATCAATAGCGTTAGCAGCAGCAGTAGCAGCATCAGCAGATGCGCCTGCAGCAGTAGCAGCAGCTTGAGCAGCAGCAACACCACTTGAAAGACCACTAATAGTCCCAGATAGTGAAGATACTTGACCTGATAAAGAAGATAAACCATCAACTTGTGATTTTAAAGCGCTAATTTGAGCGTTTAAGTCATCAAATTGATCATCGTAGTTTTGACAACCTACTAAAACTAGTGAGGCAAGCAAAACGGTTAATAATCCTTTTTTCAT